TCAATGTGCTATAATGGCACAGTAAAAGAGCGCGAACAGCGCCCTTTTTTCGTTTCAGGCAGCGCCGCACATATATCAATATATTGGGGCGGCGGGGTTCTCCCTTGCTGGTGGGGGCAAGGGACGGTTTTTCGCAAGATCGGGTGAAAAGCTATGGCGAATATGCGAATGCTGATGTACAAGCTGCAAACGGCGCTGATGCAGCGCGGGCGGCTGGTGTACATCGGGCAGTTTCAGAATTACAGCGAGAAGGCGGGAAGGATGGTGACGAAGATCGTGCTGAGCGAGAAGAACGATGAAGGGCGCATGGTGCGTATCTTTGAGACATGGAACACCCATGAAGCCGTGCAGTTCCTTGCCGCTCAACTGAACGGCGGTGATGGGTGATGCTGACACCCAAACAAAAGGCGTTTGCGGATTATTACATCGAGACAGGCAACGCCAGCGAATCGGCGCGAAGGGCCGGATATAAAAAACGGCAATCAGGGGATGAAAACTTGTCAAACCCTGTCATTTCGGCCTATATTGCCGAGCGGATGGGCGCGCAGGATGAAAAGCGCGTGGCATCCGCAAACGAGGTATTGGAGTTTTACACCGCCACCATGCGCGGGGAGGTCAAGGATCAGTTCGGGCTTGATCCGTCCCTCGCCGACAGGCTGAAAGCCGCTGACAGCCTGATGAAGCGCTACAATGCCGCCGATGACCGCCAGCGCTCCACGATGGAGCGGCTGGACAAACTGTTTGAGGAGTTCCGCGATGCTGTTAACGCCGAAACAACGTGATTTTGTGCGGCACGCGAACCACCGTTGGAACTTCAAAGGCGGCGCTACCCGAAGCGGCAAAACCTACCTTGATTTTCGGTGGATCATCCCCATGCGGGTGCGGGAGCGGGCCGGGATGGACGGCCTGACGGTGATCCTGGGCGTGACCAACAGCACCATAGAGCGCAACGTGCTGGAGCCGATGCGGCGGCTGTACGGAGATGACCTTGTGTCACGGATCAGCAGCGACAACACGGTGAAGTTGTTCGGCGAAAAGTGTTACGCGCTGGGCGCGGAGAAGATCAGCCAGCTATCCAAGCTGCGCGGCGCGTCCTTCAAATACTGCTACGGCGATGAGGTGGCAGACTGGTCCAAGGATGTTTTTGATCTGCTCAAAAGCCGCCTTGACAAGCCGTATAGCTGTTTTGACGGCACGTTCAACCCGCAGGGACCGAATCACTGGCTAAAAAAATTCCTTGATTCGGACGCCGACATTTACTGCCAGAGCTACAGCATAGACGATAACCCATTTCTCGACCCGGTATTTGTCGAAAACCTTAAGCGCGAGTATACCGGGACGGTGCTGTATGATCGGTACATCCTTGGCCTGTGGGTGGCTGCTGAGGGCGTGATCTATCGGCTGTTTGCAGACCACCCGGAGCGGTTCATTGTGGATGATCTGCCCGACCAGAAGATCCGTCATGCCGTCATCGGCGTGGACTTCGGCGGCGGCACTTCCGCACACGCTTTTTCCTGCACGGGCTTCACAACGGGCGGCGCAATCGTGACCTTGGACGAATACCGGGAAAAGGAAGCGCTGAACCCAACGAAGCTGGAAAAGGATTTCGTGGACTTCGTGAAGCGCTGCCAAATGCGCTGGCTGGTGACAGATGTGTGGTGCGATTCAGCGGAGCAAACGCTGATAAACGGGTTACGGACGGCTGCGGCGAAAGCGCATATTGGCGTGAACATCGGGAACGCCATGAAGAAACCGATCAACGACAGAATCCGGGCGCTGTGCCTGCTGATGGGCGCCGGCCGGTATTACGTGAACCGCGCCTGCCCGATTACCATTGACGCGCTGAAAAGCGCTTTATGGGACAGCAAGCACACAACGGAAGATGTGCGGCTGGATGACGGCACGACGAATATTGACAGCCTGGACGCGCTGGAATATTCGTGGGAACGCGAAATCCCGAACCTGATTGCGGGGTGGTGATGGCTTAAACGCTTATGCGTTTAGCGGTATGAACGGTGATTGCAACACCGAAGGCGCGGGTTCCTACTCCCCGCGCCGTTTTCATACCTATATTTTTGAGTAGGGCGAAAGGAGTAGGGAATGGTAAAACATCATTTATGCGGGACAAGGATTTATCAGATCAGAAAAGGGATGCTAAAACGATGCTTGAACAAAAACCATAAATCGTATGCAAGTTATGGCGGGCGAGGCATCAATGTTTGTGGCGAATGGGCAAACGCAAAAGACGGGGCTGTAAATTTTTATAATTGGGCAATAAACAACGGTTATCAGGACGGATTGACAATAGACAGAATCGACACAAACGGAGATTATTGCCCTGATAATTGCAGATGGATTACACGGCATGAGCAGACATGGAATACAAGGGGAGCAAAAAATAAAACGGGTTTCCCCGGAGTTCATGTTTCGCGGCTTAAAAAATATGAAGCGACTATCATTTGCAACGGGAAAACATTCTACCTTGGCACATATGAAACTGCGGAGGAAGCTGGAAAAGCATATGAAAAGGCAAAGCGAATTCGTAACGATGGGAGGTGGGAAACAGAATTCCCTTACTTCCTTGTTCGGAGGTGATAAAAATTGCAGTTTATCACAAGGCTAAAGGATTGGGGGAAAAAGCTCATGGACAGGACAGCAAGTGTAACGGGCATCGCCCGCGAGTACAAAACGATTTTTGAATTGGGCGGGGTTCCTTCCTTCGCACAGTTCTACGACTTCGGTATTTTCATTTGGAAGATGATCTACCGGGGATTCTATAAGCCCTGGCACCTGATCCCCGCGCCGACAATCAGCGACCCGAACGCAACCCGGAAAGTGTTCAGGATGAACGCGGCAAAGGCTGTGTGTGCTGAACTGGCTGGGCTGGTGTGGGGCGAAGAATGCGAGATCAACGTTTCCATGGACGGGCGCGAAAGCACGGATGAAAACCCCGACCCGCTGAACATGTTCATCCAGAAGGTGCTTTGTGAAAATGCTTTTCATGAGAAAATGCAGGAAAGCATCGAGCAGGGCGCGGCGCTGGGCGGCGCTGCTATGAAGGTATGGCGGGACGTGCGCCGGGACAGCAACGGGAAAGAAGTGGACGGCACCGAGAAAATCAAAATCGGTTATGCAATGGCTGACCAGTTTGTGCCGATTGCGTGGGACAATGCAAAAGTGCATGAAGCTGTGTTCATTTCCCGCGTGGCGAAAAAGGGCTGGTATTACACCCGCTTGGAATGGCACACCTGGGACGGGATGACCTACACCATCCGCAATGAACTGTACCGCAGCGAAATGCAGAAGGGCGCGAACGGGGACAGCCAAGACATTCTTGGCATCCGGGTGCCGCTGGCTGAAATGTACCCGTATTTGGATGAGGAAACCATTGTTCCGGTGGGTGAAAGCTTGTTCGCCTATTGGCGCACACCCGTAGCAAACAACCTTGACGATAATTCGCCGTTGGGTATGAGCGTTTACGGAAACGCGCTGGAAACGCTGCACGCGCTGGATATTTGCTATGATTCGTTCGTTCGCGAGTTCAGGCTTGGCAAGAAAAGAATCATCGTTCCCGCCCGCGCTGTGCGAACGGTTGTAGACCCGCAGACGGGCCTTGCGCGGCGGTATTTCGACCCCGGCGATGAAACCTATGAAGCGCTGGCAAGCGATGACCCGAACGATTTGAAAATACAGGACAACAGCGTGGAATTGCGGGTTGAGGAACACATTGCCGCAATCAACGCTTTCCTTTCCATCCTGTGCCTGCAAATCGGTTTCAGCGCGGGAACGTTCACCTTCGACCAGCATGAAGGCGTGAAAACCGCCACCGAGGTTATCAGCGAGAACAGCAAGACTTACAAAACCATAAAAACCATGCAGAATCAGCTTGCCCCGGCCATTGAACACCTGGTTCGGAACATCGTGGATGTGGCTGCGCTGTACGGCATGGAGTTTGAAGGGCAAAGCGTGGAAAGCCTTGCCGCTGGCGGGTATCATGTGCAAGTCACGTTTGATGATGGCGTGACGCAGGACAGGCAGACGAACATCAACGAGGGCGTTATGCTGGTGGGCGCTGGGCTGCTGAGCAAATACACCTTCATGACAGACAAGAAGTACGGCCAGGGGCTGACCCCGGAGCAAGCCGAAGCCGAGCTGCAGCGCATCAAGGCCGAGGGAACCGGAAACAGCGTGGATGTGACAAAGCTGTTTGGCGGGATGGAGTGATGCTGAATGCGTCCTTCGTTTCTGGATAACATGAGTTGGACGATGGCTGAGGTTTACGGCGCTGTGACAGACAGAATCCTTGTAAACCTTGCAAAATACTTCCCGTACATCCAGCACGGCGGGGAACCGCTGGAATTGTTTGAATACCAAGTCAAAATGCTGGCGCAGATGGGGCAGGTAAACGAGGAAACCCGCGATATTATATTAAAAAGCCTTGACGGAGCCGATGAAGCCTTGCGGGCATCCTTGGAAGCGGCGATACTGGACGCGGTGGAAAAGGAAGAACCGACGCTGAAGCGCGCTGCGGAAATCGGGCTGCTTGGCGGGAACATTCCCCCGGAAGTAACACCGAACCAGATGCAGGCTTTTAAGACGTATTACCAGCAAAGCGCGGACAAACTGAACCTTGTAAACACGGTTATGCTTGAAAGCACCCAAGCGGCATACACCGCGACGGTATCCGATGTTGTGAACCGCATCCAGCGCACACAAAGTATCCTGAACGTTGGCGCGGGCGAAGTGGT